GCTATTTCCAAGCAGGGATTAGATGGAAAATTCAAGGTTACGAAAAATCCGCTTGAAATCACGCTTATATCAACCGGGCAGAAAATATACTTCCGTGGTGCGGACGATCCCGGCAAGCTGAAATCTATTGCGCCAGAGTTTGGTTACATTGGCATCCTGTGGTTTGAGGAACTGGATCAGTTTGGCGGCGCTGAAGCTGTCCGAAATATTGAACAGTCTGTCATCCGTGGCGGTGACAAGGCGTGGATCATTAAAACATTCAACCCGCCAATCAGCAAAAACAACTGGGCGAATCAGTATGCGGAAGAGCCTGCGGAATTTAAGATCGTGCATAAGTCTGCTTATACTGATTTAGGCGTAGAAAAAGAATGGCTCGGTGAAGTGTTCATACAGGAAGCAGAGCACTTGCAAAAGACCAACCCCACGGCATACGCGCATGAGTACGGCGGGGAGCCTGTCGGCCTTGGTACAGAAATATTCCCGTTTGTTGAGGTTCGAACGATCACAGACGAAGAAATAGCACAGCAGGAAAGAATATACCAGGGGCAGGACTGGGGATGGTCACCAGACCCGAAAGCGTTTATTCGTCTGTCATATAGTCACAGCACAGAAAAGATCATGCTGATTGATGAAGATGGCGGGACTTGCATCAGAACAAGGGATATGGCACAACGGATTCTCGACAAAGGGTACAATGATTATGAAATTCGCTGCGGCGTTGATGAACAGGAACACATAAACGATTTTAGGGATATGGGGCTTCCAGCAAGGCGGGCAATCGTAACACCCGGAAGTGTCCGCAGAACGTTTGAATGGTTACAGTGCCGCACAATCATTATTGATCCTGCCAGAACGCCGAAAGCATATAAAGAGATAAAAGAATATGAGCATGATGTTGACCAAAGGACAGGGGAAGTCATAGACGGTTACCCGGACAGAAACAATCACTGGATTGATGCGATCCGGTATGCAACAAGCCCGCTGTCAATGGTGCGGGGTGAAACTGCATGAGTATCTTTCAGAAAATAAGAAGGTGGTTTGATGGAATGTTCAAACAAAAAGCGCGTGATGAATTTGAAATAAAACAGATCAATACAGAAACAATGGACGCGCTTATTGCACGGTGTGCCAGGATTTACAGCGGTGTTCCTGACTGGATCAACGTGGAAGATGATATTCAGACGGTGAATTTCACAAAAATGATCTGTTCCGAGATTGCCCGCCTGACTACTTTGGCAATCAGTATTGATATAGGCGGAAGCCCACGCGCCGACTGGATGAAAGAAGTGATTGACAAGACCACATATTTCCAGTTGCGGCATTGGGTGGAATACGGCGCTGCCTATGGTACGATCATTCTCAAACCTTCGGGCGAAACCGTCACCATGTTTGTCCCGGATGATTTTATCGTGGTAGATAATAACAACGAGCAAATCACTGGCGCGGTGTTTATTGATCACGCTGTTGATAACGATAAATATTATACCCGGCTGGAATATCACAGGTTTGAAAATGATCTGTACCGCATCACGAACAAGTGTTATGTGGGAAGTGACAAGAACGACACCGGGAAAACGGTTGATATTGCGCTGACACCGTGGGCAGGACTTGAACCGGAAACGGCGATTGCAGGGCTGACGCAGCCGCTATTTGCCGTTCTGCGGATGCCAGAAGCAAACAATGTGGATGTGGACAGTCCCCTTGGCCTTCCTGTTGTTTCTGTTTCTATCCCGGAATTGCGTGACTTGGATATTGCATGGAGCCGTAATTCTACAGAGATATATGACAGCAAGCGCACGGTTATGATAGACAGCGATATGCTTCTTCCAAGCGGTACAAAGATCAATTCGATGGATTTGGATGCACGGCGGGAGAGAATGAAACTGCCCCGGTATGTAAAGGCCGTGTATGGGAATGGTCAGGGCGAAGTGTATCACGAGATTAACCCGACACTGAACACTGACACGAGAATACAGGGAATAAACAACCTTCTTTCGCAGATCGGGTTCAAATGCGGCTTCTCCAATGGGTACTTTGTTTTAGATCAGAAAACCGGAATGATCACGGCAACGCAGGTTGAAGCAGATGACCGCAGAACGATCCAGACGATAAAGGATGTGCGGGACAAACTGGAAAGCTGCCTGAATGATCTGCTTTACGCGCTGAACGCCTTTGCTGATTTATATGGTTACGCTCCTGCTGGCGCGTATGATCCCAATTATGATTTTGGGGATATAACATACAACCGTGAAGAAGATCGGGCACGTTGGTGGCAGTATGTGCAGAGTAACAAGGTTCCTGCATGGATGTACTTCGTGAAGTTTGAAGGTATGCCAGAAGATGAAGCAAAGGCCATGATCGAAGAAGCCACCCCGAAGGAAGTAACCCTGTTTGGTGAGGAATAATGCTGACACCGGATTATCTGCTTCATGTTTCAGAAGGCGCGGAAGAAATAGCGTCACAACTACACACAGCCATCATTAAACGTATTTCTGAGCGCGTAATGCTACGGATGCGGCGCGGGGATGATTACACACTGACCGCTCTGGACAAGTGGCAGATAGAAGCATTGCTTGAAGCTGGTTATTTGCAGGAAGAAATACAGAAGGACATAGCAGACGCGACAGGAAAACAGCAAAAGGAAATTGCCGATGCTTTTCGTGATGCTGGTGTAAGGGCGGTTGATTACGACAACAAGATTTATGAAGCGGCTGGATTGCCGTCAATGGAGTTGTTCGCATCGCCGTATATTGTGCGGCTGATGCAGCGCAATTATGACGCTACAATGGGCGAATGGACGAATATGTGCCGTATTACGGAAGGGGTGGCACAGGATGCGTTTTATAAGGTATGTGATACGGCGTATCACAACATTACAGCCGGGAACCTTGGATATATTCAAGCGTTTACAGAAGCGCTTGCCGATCTTGCGGAGAAGGGTATATATCGCATTGCCTATCCGTCAGGACACGTTGACACAATCGAAACCGCCACGCTTCGGGCAGTAAGAACAGGCGTTTCACAGGCATCCGCGCAAATTCAGCTTGCCCGGATGGATGAAGTAGGATGTGATCTTGTTCTTGTGTCATCGCATATGGGCGCTAGGCCGTCCCATCAGGTATGGCAGGGAAGAATATACAGCCGTAACGGGAAGAACAGAAAATACCCCGATTTTGTGAGTTCTACGGGGTACGGCACAGGCGCGGGACTGTGCGGGTGGAATTGCCGCCACAACTTTTCGCCGTATTATGAAGGGATGCACAATCCTTTTGAACGTTACGATAATGAAGAGAACCGGGAACTGTACGAGCGCACACAGGATCAGCGCAAAATGGAGCGCGGGATCAGAAAAAGCAAGCAGAAGGTCGAAGCACTCAAATATGATGCAGAGAAAGCACCAACGGAAGAAATGAAAAAGGCTCTGGAAAGCCGCCTGTCCGTGGCGCGAAAGAAACTTGCACAACAGAACAAAGCATATAACGCATTTTGCGAAGAAAACAATCTCAGGCCATTGCGGGAAAGGTTGCAAATAGCAAAAAGGTAAAACAGCATCCGAAAGGGTGCTTTTTTGTTGGTCAGTAGATCAGACCTTAAACAGTCAATTCACGGGACGGTGGTTACAGTCCTAAAACAACCTACATGTGAAAGGAGCAACTATGAGAACAGAGGATTTGCAGGCTATTGGACTTGACGAGGAACAGATTAAAAAGGTTTTCGAACTGAACGGTAAGGATGTAAAGGCCGAACAGAAGAAAACAGAAAAGGCTGAGGCAGAGCGCGATCAGTACAAAGAGCGTGCGGAAGCTGCGGAAAAAACCCTTAAGTCATTTGATGGGGTTGATGTTGGAAAACTCAATAAAGACATCGCAGACTGGAAAGCAAAGGCAGAAGCAGCAGAAAAGGACTTCAAAGATCAGCTTTACAAGCGCGATTTCAACGATGCACTGAATGCAAAGCTGGCAGAAATCAAGTTCACGTCAGAAATGGCAAAGAAAGCAGTTGCGGCTGAGATCATGGAAGCCGGGTTGCCGATGAAAGACGGCGAAATTATGGGGCTTGATGATGTGATCAAGAAGATTAAGGAGAAGGACGCAACGGCATTCGCACCCGACAAACCCGGTGCGAAGTTCACGGATGTCCCCAAGGGGGCAAGCGGTGGCGGCACGGGCAAGAGCCTGAAAGACTACACATTGGACGAAAGGATTAAGCTGAAGAACAGCAATCCTGAGTTGTACGAACGACTTAAAAGAGGAGAATAAAGCATGGCAAGAACAGGATTATTCGGTGGTTTTCCGTTTGACCCGGAAGTTTTCGCAGAGTATATGGCTGAACAGCCCACATGGAATGATGTGATCATCGCATCTGGGATCATCCGGGAAGATCAGACCATCATGGATTTGATCGGTGAAAAAGGTAATGTTGCAACCCTGCCGTTCTATCAGGCGATTGATGCGGATGTGTCCGGCAATGAGCCGCTGAACAATGACGGTTTAACAAATAACGTCCCGGTTGAGGTCGCAGGTGAGAAGCAGACCGCAATGTTGATCCAGCGCATGAAAGCATGGAAAGCAAAAGATTTCACAAAGGAGCTGACCGGGGCTGATCCGCTTCAGCATGTTGCAAACAGTGTTGCCGGGTATTACCGTCAGGTATGGACGACAGAGCTGATGAATATCATTGACACCGTGATGAAACTGACCGGGGTGAGCAATCACATCACCGATATTTCCGCATCCGGCTCAACGGTAACCGATGACAACAAGGTTGGAGAAACCACCATGATCTACGCTCAGCAGAAAGCACTGGGAGACGCATCCAGCAATTTCGGACTGATTATTGCTCACAGCATGATCGTAGCCCGGTACAAAGCCCTTGGGCTTGTGGATTATGTAAAGTATAACGAGTCAAACGGTTTGCAGCGTGAGATCACCCTGCCCACTATCGCCGGAATGACGGTACTGGAAACTGATCGGCACACTGTAGATACTTCCGGCACAGTACCAAAATACAAAACCACTATTCTTGGAGCAGGTTCCGTTCTGTCTGCCCGAAAGACCAACTACGAGAACCCGTACTATACGGATTACGACCCGGAGACAGCGGCAGGCGTGGAAAAGCTGTATACCAAAGAGGGCAGGGTGCTTCATCCCAACGGTTTTGATCTGGCTGTTGGCAACATCGCCAAGGAATCTCCGACTAGAACGGAGCTTGGAACTGCCGCAAACTGGAGCCTGAAGTTCAACGAGAAGAACATCCGCATCGGGCAGATCGTGTCCAACGGTTAAGGGGGCAGGACATGAGGTTCGCTATTTTATCCGGTGTGCCTTATCTTGTAGCTAACGGAAAGGCATACCCGGTGGAGATTAGCGGCGATACTGTGACCTACTACGAAGAGGGCGCACAGGACTTTGATGGTTCTGGTGCGCTCTCTATTGATGAGGTCAGGGCAAAGTTCGGTTCCGAGATCAAGCGAAAGCAGAAACGCCGCAAGAAAGCAGAGGAGTAAGATGTATATCACGTTTGATGATTATGTAGGCTTATACTGGACAGACCGCATCACCCCGGAAGCGTTCACCCGTATTGCCATTGAAGCACAACGGATCATGGATATGTACACAACAGGTATTGACAGTGTGAAGAAGCTCCAAGTGGCATTCCCCACGGATGAATGTGACGCAAAAACGGTTAAGGCTTGCGCCTGCAAAATTGCCGATCTGCTTTTCCAGATGCAGACGGCAGAGGATAACGCAATGGCATCCAGAAAGTACACCCAGACAGCAAATGGGTTGCAGGGGGGTGTTATTACGTCCATGTCTTCCGGGAATGAATCAGTAAGCTACGGATCATCAAATAGCAATACGGCAGTTGATAAGGCGGCTTCCGACCCGGTAGAGCGTGAAAAGTTGTTGAGGGATACGGTGAAGCAGTATCTGAGCGGAATTACCGATGCAAACGGGGTGAACCTGCTTTACATGGGGCGATACCCGGTGAGGATAGATCATGTATAAGGACACAGTCACGGTTTTTAATCGTTACAGACAGGCGCAGGGGGATTTGTGGTATCCGACTATATTACATGACTGCAATTTGGTGCTGGACAAAGGTGCGGTCATTAAACAGTACGGGGAGACATCCGAGGACAATGCGATCCTGAATGTGCGATACACAGATGGATACAAAGTGGACGGCAAGCAGTACCTACTTCCTAAAGAATGGCAGAAAGCGCCTGATGCCGGGTTTACGTTTACTGCAGGGCAGGCGTTTGATTTCTTCTGGGTTGGTGAGTGGGCAGGGGGTTCACCTGTGTATGATGACAATTACGGGGACATGTCTTTTTACGAGTATATGTTGGCACACTATGACTTGGTGTTTGCCGTCAGCAACGTGAGCACCTTGTCAGTGATTCCACATTTTGAGGTGACAGGGCGATGAGGTTCCGCTTTCCTGATATCCATATGAGATCAGCCGATTGCAAAGTGGATATAACACTGAATCGGTTTGAGAAGAATTTCGGGGTTGCCCAGAAATATCTTGACAGTCAGGTGATGATGGACATGGTTCCTTATATGCCTATGGTGACGGGCACATTCATCAACCAGACTAAAGCAATCAGCGCAAGCATGGAAGGAACTGGTTATGTGTGTGCCGCCGCTCCCCCGTATGGACGTTTTCTGTATTACGGAAATGTAATGGTTGCTCCCAATGGGAGTACATGGGCAAAAGCGGCAGAAAAGAAGGTAACCGTTAGCCAGTTCCGGGGCAAAACCAACGCCAAGGAGAAAATCCAGTACACAAACACGTTCCACCCGGAGGTGACGGAGCAGTGGTTTGAAGCGGCAAAAAAGAAGTATAAGAAGGACTGGGTGCGGCTTGTGAAGCAGAAAGCAGGTGACGGCTGATGGCAAAGATAATTGGGTATGATGCTACAGGGTATGAGGTTCTGACCAAGGCAATTGCAGAGCTTCTCAATACTTATCCGGGTCTGGACGGAAGGATCATAACCTTCGAAGAGTTGGAGCCGACAAAAGGCATCTGCTTTTCCGCAGACAATGGTGCAATGATCATATCGGAAAAAAGGGATATCTTGGATCACGTTACACAGACGTGCCAGTATCCCTTTTTTGTTGTTTACCGATCTGCCGCCGTAAGGAGTGCGCAGAAAATGAATGTGCAGGCGTTCCTTGATACGTTGGGGAAATGGCTGTGCAAAGAGGTGGCTGTGATCGGGGAAAATGAATACAAAATTAGCGGATATCCCGACTTAACAGGGGACAGGAAAATCCGCAAGATAACACGCAGTAACTCGTATGGTACAGAACCATCAGACAAAGGGGTGGAGGATTGGTTACTCCCGGTCACGGTTGAGTACACTTACGAGTTCGATGACACGAAAGGGGAAAATTTATGAAGTTGACAAGAGGAGCACATGCTTTTTATGTTGACAGCAAAATGGGTGGCACTGGTTCGCCTGCATGGTACAGGGTCGGCAAGGACATCGAGGACATGAGCGTTGATCTTGGTGCTGATACCGAGACGGTAAAAAACATCTTGGATGAAACGTCCGTGCGGCACAATGGCTATGAGCCGAGCATTGAGGCTGACCCGTTCTACGCTGACCCGGATGATGCTCTGTATGAGCCGCTGAAGAATATTGCACTGAACCGCCTTAAGGGCGACCAGTGCAAGACGAGCTATCTGGAAGTCATTATCGAGAACACAACCGATACGGACCACGATGCATGGATGGAGGATTGCATGTTGGTTCCGCAGTCCTATGGCGGTGACACATCCGGCTTCCAGATTCCATTCAACGTCCTTCCGTGCGGTAACCGTGTGAAGGGGTATGTAACC